GGAGAAACGAGGTGGTTATCGAATTATGCACATTGTATTATTCCTAATCGGGATAGGGCTCGGATTGATTGTGGGGTTCTGCGCGGGCCTGATTGCCAAAGAGCCCGCAAAAAAAGAAAGGGCGCGTAAATGGAAAAAAGGCAACTGGTGACAATTGGGATTACCAACTACAATTACGGGCGGTATATCAAACAATGTATCGATTCGATGCTTGGGCAGACGTATCCGAACATTGAGATCATCGTAGACGATGACGCATCAACCGACGAATCTGTTGCCGTGATTGCAAGCTACGGGAACCAGATCAAATCGATCATCCACGAGGACAACAGCGGGGGTGCGAAGCGGGGATTCCTCGAATTGCTCAAACGCGCAAACGGTGATTACTACATGCACTACGACGCCGATGACTGGCTTGAACCGGATGCGATTGAGTTGATGCTGGGTGAGTTTCAAAAAGATGCGACGCTCGACTTCGTATACAGCGGATCATCTGTGCATTTCGAAGACGGGCGGGCCACAGAAGAATGGGGCGCGCGGTATGTTCCGCCGACCGTCGCAATCGCTCAGATGTACCATAACGGCGGAAGCGCGGTCATAACAACCAAGGGTTTATACCGTACCAAATTCATTCGAAAATGCGGACATGTAGCGTATATGGGGAGCGAAGTGGACACGCTATCACTACTTAACAATCTACGCAACGGGATGTGCTATCGATGTGTCGAGAGCAATCTTAGACACTACAGGGTACACGGCGGAAGCGACTCGCACAATGTCGAGATGTATATTCGATCGATCAACGCAATCCTCAACTACATCGTGGATCACTTCGACGAGCGAGAATACCTGCCGGAAATACGATGGGATAAGCAGGGGAACAATTACGCAAAAGTCAAAGCACTGATGGTCGCGAATCATTTTCATCGTTACGGAGAACACTACGCCAACGGGCATTATCCGCAATATCTTAAAAACAACGCAACACGAGAAGAGATGACGCGGTTCGCGGAACCGCTTTTTTTATCCGCAAAACGATACTATCAAAAATATAACGAGGAGTGATTCTGATGGAAGAAACGAGCGGGAACGTTATCAACGGTACTGCTGTGGAAGCAACAAACGAGAGCGCGCAAGGCGAATCGCGATATACGCAATCCGATCTTGACAAAGCGATCGCCAAGGCAATTGAAACGCGCGAGAGAAATCTCAAAACGCAATGGGAGAAAGAGCAGGAAGACAAAGTAAAAAAAGTGAAGCAAGAAACCGAACGCGCAAAGCTGGAAGCTGAGAAGAAATTCGAGGAACTTTACAAGATGCAAATTGAGCAGACACAAAACGAACGAAAGGAACTCGAAGCCGAACGAATCCAACTGCGCGTGAGTGCAAAGCTGGCCGAACACAAAGTGCCATCGGCATTCGCGGATTATATCCTGCCTATCTCAGGTACACCGGATCAAGCGGAAGACAACGTTAAGACCTTCAAAAAACTACTGGACACTTACGTGGACGAAAAGATCAAAGAGATACAGGGCGCGGGGATCAGCGTAAAAGGGGTCAAGTCGCCGACAAACTCAACTGGCGAATCACTCGGTAAGCGGTTGGCTCGACTGGAACCCAAAGAACCCGATTCCACGATTTACTTCAAAGAACCTTAAACAAAGGAGATGACAAGATGTCAAAATTCTTAGAAACGACTTACACAAGTCAGAAAGAGATACTCAAATACGACCATTACGTTGCGCACGCAGTAACGGTCAGCACGGCAGGCGTAAGTGCCGACAGCGACAGCGGCAAATATATCGTACCCGCCGGGACGGTTGTTGGAGGCACGAGCAAATCCGCGTTGCTGAATCCGAGCGAACGCGTGGTCGTGAAGAACACGCCGTCGGTAGCCGCATCCATAACCTTCGGGACGAACGCGAACGGCGCGGTAACATTCACCGCAGTCACCCCGGGGACAACCGGCAACGCAATTAAAGTAGCTTTCTTGGATCCAAGCACGGCGAGCGCTGCTTTAAGCGTTGATATTGCGGCAGATACGATCAACGTATACCTTGCCACGAACACCTCGTCCGCGCTTACGACAACCGCCGCGCAGGTGGTAACCGCCGTGAACGCGCATCTCGCGGCCAGAACGGTTGTGACTGCCGCCAAGTCAGGGACAGGCGCGACAGTAGTGGCAGCCAAAGCCGCGACGGCTTTAGCAGGTGGAACGGACGGGAACGCGAAAGACGCGGAAGGAATCTTACTCTGGGACGTAGACGTAACAAACGGGGATGCAGCCGGGACAATGGTGGTACACGGCTTTATCAATCGGGCAAACTTACCAACCGTGGTATGTTCGGAAGCGCAAGCTGTTCTGAAGAACATCACGTTCGTATCATAAGGCAGGTGTGAGATATGGCTAATAACTTATTCGATTTAATTACCGCAAAAGAGATCGCAACTTACTGGGACGAAACCGGAAGCAACAAGCTACCTTATCTCGGCGAATCGCTTTTCCCATTCAAAAAGCAGATTGGAATCGATTTGTCTTGGTTCCGCGGTTCCAAAGGATTGCCGGTTATGCTCAAGACTTCGAGCTTTGACGCAAAGGTTCCGTTCCGGGACAGAATCGGAATTAAAAAGATTGAAACCGAACTCCCGTTCTTCCGAGAAGGAATGTATATCAAGGAAAAAGACCGACAAGAGTTGCAACGCGTACTCGCGACGGGGAATCAGGCACTTATTGATATCACGCTCGGGAACATTTTTAAAGACGAAGTTGAACTGATCGCCGGGGCCAAAGTCGCGCGCGAACGGATGATAATGCAACTTCTACAAACGTTCAAGATATCGATTACAGATGGGCACACTCCGCTCGATTACGACTACAACGGCGACTCGGATCATCAAGACACGTTGATTACTACTGAAAGATGGTCACAAACCGCAACAGCGGATCCCGTAGGAGATATACGTGGATGGCAGGATACGATTGAGGATGACACTGGTGTGAGACCCACTCGTGCGATATGTACGAGAAAGACCTTCAACTATATCGGAAAAACCGCGGCGGTAATTGCGGCGTTCAACACAACTGACCGGCTCGTGAACGAAAAGAATGTGAGGGCGTATCTGTACGAAGAACTTGGAATTACGATTGCAATTTACAACAAGAAGTATAGCCTTAGCGGAACGGCTACGCAATACTTCGCGGACGAGATATTCACGTTACTGCCCCCGACCACGCTGGGAAATGTGTATTTTGGAACCACGCCCGAGGAAGCCGACCTTCAAAGCACACCTGGCGCTTCGGTATCGATTGTTGACACTGGCGTTGCAGTTACAACATTGAGAAAGGCTGATATTCCCGTCAACGTGGAAACCGTTGTATCACAGCTCTGCCTGCCGTCGTTTGAACTCATAGATCAAGTGTTTATTGCAACGGTACATAGCACGTAATAGTGAGGGGCGTAAAGCCTCCTGTGAGGTGAGAAATGGCAACCAAAAGCAAACCAAAAATTATACCAACATCAGAAGCCAAAAGCATATCCGTGCCGACGCCCGAACCGGAACTGATACCAGTATACAAGCCGCAACTTCAACCCAAACCGGAGCCGGAATTTTATACGGTGATCATCACAAAAACTTGCCGCGACAGCATAATGCGTTATCACAAAGGCAAGCGTTATCAGGTAACGTCGGAACTACGGGGAGCAATGCTCAAGGCAGGTGTCGCCCGTGACGAACTTAGCGCTTCTTAAAACCGTGTTTCTCGACTCAGACAACGCAATATTCACAGATGACGAGTACGGCGCGTTCTTAACGCTTGAAGGGCTCACACCAACGGACGAGGCGGCCGAAGACATTACTAACGTAATGCTCGCGAAAGCGGCATTACTCGAAGCGATTGCCGGAAATCCCGAGAAGTTCAAGGCGTATAGTCAAGGCAGCGTGCAGGAAAATTATGACAAGCGGTTCTTATTTGAACTGGCTCAATCTATCCGGCGAAGGCATCAGGAGTTGTCATGACCGGCACGTTGATACACTCGGAGATAATCACGGACATCTCCGGTAATCCCATCCCGATTCAATCTACGCGCCCGCTTGCGTTCAACGAGCAGGATTTCCAGCCAACACGCGGGAGCCAGTTACAGATAACCGAAACCGGCGAGTACCGATACGACCATAGGAAGTTGTTCTATCGCGGTGATGAAAAAATTGAGGTTGGCGACCAGATAATGATATTAGGCACAACTTACACGGTAGCCGCCGTTCTCCCGTATATGGCACACGTGGAGGTTGTTCTTAATGCCAACAAGTGATAACGGGCATTGGAATCGAACACCAAAACAACTGGCCGACAAACTAAGAGAAAAGCTCAAAAACAGCGAAGAGGCAATCGTTCTCACACTACATCGAATCGGACAGGAAGCGGTAAACTGGGCACGTGATAACGGGACGTATATGGATCACACCGGTAACCTGCGCAACAGTATCGGGTATGCGATATACAAAGACCGACGGCTAATTGACTGGGTTCACGACGATGGAGGGCACTCGCAAGCGCACAGTAACGCTATAACCGCAAGAACGTTGTTTGAGCAAGCAGTACCGGATAACGGGTACGCGTGCGTTGTTTTCGCTGGGATGGAGTACGGAATATACGTCGAGGCCAAGGGATACACGGTATTATCCGGATCGGTTCAAGCATCCCCGGTGATGAAGTTGTTGGATCAGGCGTTGAAAAAGGCGGTCAAATGATGTTGCACGATGAGATACTGACGGCAATCTATAAGAAGTTACAACCGACCGGCATAGCGACTTATAAGCATTACCACACAGCAACCGGCGAACGGTTTGTGTTGCTTCTCAAGGGAAATTTTTTAGAAACGCTCCAAACCGCGCAGCTCTGGATAATGATGTACACGCCGAACTACAACGGAATAACGCCGAATATCGCACGGCTTGGAGCTTTGAAAGCAATAATTGCGGGCGCCCTTTCTGACACGGAATACACTACCTCGGGGGCCCCGATTTACTTAGAATTGTACAACATTGAAGGGATCGTGACGGATCAAGCAAACACGAATGAATCTTTTCAAATTATGAGATACAAAATAACAACAAAGGAGTGAAAACATGGCAGACTTTGCATTTAACATTGAAAGTGTAAACATCGCGGCGGCTTCATCGCTGACGACTTTGGCGACGTGGCCGACCGGAGCGTTGACCGTGGACCTAGGGAAGACACGCGGCGGGGGAAGCATTCGGCAGGAAGTAGAAGAATTTATCGTTGAATCTGACCAGAGCGCTGACCCGGAATATGTTGGTATCAAAAAAGCGCCGAAAACATTGACGCTGAACTTGCTCGACCTGAAAGCGGCCAACCTTGCGATTGCGTTTGCGGGAACCGTAGGAACAGGCGCGTTGGCGGACACGGTAACCATTCCTAACCTTCCGGACGGAATAGAGCGGGCTGTTAAGATTGTTACCGTGGCGATTGGAAGTACCGGCAAACAACTCGAGATAATTATCCCTCGCTGTAAGTTCAAAGGAAATTCGGAACTGTCGCTCAACCGCGACGACGCCTCTACATTGCCGCTTGAAGGCACGGTGCTCGCTCCAAATTCCGGTGCGCCGATGCAAATGAAGTGGTTGTCCTCTTAATAACAGAATAACGTTCAACAAGAGCCCCGCAATAGTATGCGGGGCATTTTTCCTAAAAGGAGGGTAAAAAAGTATGGTTACTACACCCAAAAAGACCAAAAAAAGCGA